CTACAGAAGCAGTGGCAGGCTGTTCAGGAGATTGCTCACAGCCAAGCCATGGCTGCGTACGAGTGGGCTCTGAACAACGGCATCGCCAAAGAGGTGGCCCGTGCTGTCCTCCCCGAAGGCCTGACGCCCTCGCGCATGTACATGAACGGCACCATCCGTTCGTGGATTCACTACCTCTCCATCCGCACCGGCCCTGAGACACAACAGGAGCACCGCGAGGTGGCCCAGGCCATCCTTTGGGAACTGTACCAAGTGATGCCGGGGCTGATTTCAGAAGCTCTCTACGAACCCAAGCAATAAGAGGAGCCTCATGGCCTACAAGTCCAACCGCAATCCAGCCTTCCGCAGCAAGTTCGCTGAGGACATCTTCAACCAGAAGTACGCTCACGAAGGGGCTGAGACCTGGGATGAATTGTGCGTCACTCTCGTCAATGATGTCTGCGCCGACTACATGCCGAAGACGGATCGTGATGCTCTTATCCGCATCATGCAGGAGATGAAGTTCATCCCCGGTGGTCGGTACCTGTACTATGCAGGCCGTGAGGCGAAGTACTTCAACAACTGCTATCTGTTGCGCGCTGAGGAGGACACTCGTCAGGATTGGGCACTGCTGTCGTGGAAAGCTGAGTCGTGCCTGATGACAGGCGGCGGCATCGGCGCTGACTACAGCCGCTACCGTCCTCGTGGGTCCATCCTCGGCCGCACTGGTGGCATGGCCTCTGGCCCCATCCCGAAGATGCTGATGATCGACCAGATCGGGACGCATGTGATGCAGGGTGGCAGCCGCCGCTCTGCCATCTATGCCTCCCTGAACTGGCAGCACGCCGATGTGCGTGAGTTCCTGAAGGCCAAGGATTGGCAGAACATGATGATCCCTGGCACGAACATCTCACATTGGGATGCCAAGCAAGCGGACTTCAACTGGAAGGCTCCGCTCGACATGACGAACATTTCGGTCAACTACGACACCGCGTGGCTCAAGTACGTGCAGAGCACTGGTGATGTCACCGATACGTTCCTCGAAAACGTCAAGCAGGCGCTGCGCACAGGCGAACCCGGCTTCAGCTTCAACTTCTACGCCCAGGAGAATGAGACGCTTCGGAATGCCTGCACTGAGGTGACCTCTGCAGACGACTCTGACGTGTGCAATCTCGGGTCCGTGAACATGGGCCGCATCGATACCTTGGAGGAGTTCCGCGATGTCGTGGAGCTTGCCACCAAGTTCCTCGTATGCGGCACGCTGAAGGCCCATCTGCCGTATGAAAAGGTCTACAAGGTGCGGGAGAAGAACCGCCGCTTGGGGCTGGGGCTGATGGGTGTGCATGAGTGGCTGATCAAGCGTGGCTCTCGCTACGAGGTGACGCCGGAACTGCATCGTTGGCTCAGGGAGTGGGAGGTGGAGAGTGAAGTCACTGCTCAGGCAGCGGCCCATGCCCTCAGCATATCGCAGCCGGTGGCCCACCGTGCTGTTGCGCCTACTGGAACTATCGGTATCCTCGCGGGCACAACTACTGGCATTGAGCCCCTCTTTGCTGTCGCATACAAGCGCCGTTATCTCAGAGGGACTACGTGGCATTACCAGTATGTCGTTGACTCTGCTGCGCAGGAACTCATCGATCTGTATGGAGTGGACCCTGACAAGATCGAGAGTGCTCTGGATCTTGCGCAGGACTACGAACGTCGGATCGCGTTCCAAGCGGACGTACAGGATTACGTGGATCAGGCAATCTCTTCCACGATCAATCTACCGGCCTTCGGTTCTGAGTTGAACAACGACGATACCGTAGTCCCCTTCGCCAAGACCCTGGCCAAGTACGCACCTCGACTGCGGGGCTTCACTTGCTACCCTGATGGGTCGCGTGGTGGGCAGCCGCTGACTGCTGTGCCGTACCGAGAAGCCCTTGAGTCAGTCGGGCAGGAGTTCGTGGAAGCATACACGGACATCTGCACGCTGTCTGGCAAGGGCGGCTTCTGCGGAACTTAATCACTGACATAAGGCAGAGAACATGAGCAACCGGCGTCTGCTCATCTCCTTCTCAGGGGGTGAGACCTCGGCCTACATGACCAAGCTGATTCTCGATGAGTACTGCGACAGGTACGATGAGGTAGCCGTTGTGTTTGCCAATACAGGGCAGGAGAACGAGCAGACGCTGGAGTTCGTGAAGCGGTGTGATGAGGCCTTCGGCTTCAACACAGTCTGGATCGAGGCTGTCGTCCACCACGGCTCCCGCCGTTCCCCCACCCACAAGATTGTCACCTACGAGACCGCTGACCGAACCGGGCAGCCCTTTGAGGAGATGATCAAGAAGTACGGCATCCCCAACAAGCGGTATGCCCATTGCACGCGCAGCCTGAAGTACTACCCGATCACATCCTACGTGCGTTCTCTCGGGTGGAAGGCGAACACCTACGACACGGCCATTGGTATCCGAATTGATGAGATTGATCGGATGACGACGGACAGCCGCAAGGTTGGCATCGTCTATCCCCTGATCAGTTGGCAGCCAACAACGAAGCCGCAGATCAATTCGTGGTGGGCCAAGCAGCCTTTCAGGTTGCCCCTCAAGGGCTACCAGGGGAACTGCAAGTGGTGCTGGAAGAAGTCACTCCGCAAGCACCTCACCATCATGTCTGAGATGCCTGAGGCTTATGAGTTTCCGGCGCGGATGGAGGCTCAGTACAGCTACGTCGGCCCTGAGTTCGATAAGGCAGTGCGCCACAAGCCCCTGCCTGAGAACTATCGCCGTGTTTTCTTCCGTGAGAACCGGAGCACAGAGGACATTAAGCGGATCTATGAAGAGAAGAAGGGGCAGTTCATCCCGGCTAACGACGACGCTCAGGTCTTTGATGAGACGCTGGACGTTGGGGGTGGGTGCTCTGAAAGCTGCGAAGTTTATACGGATCTCTGACAATCGTGGAGGAACATGGCAGGACGTTACATCTTCGACATCGAAACTGACGGGCTGCTGAAGGATCTCACGAAGGTCCACTGCATGGGGATCTATGACATCGATAGTGGTGAACAGTTCTCATGTAACCACACTGATGGCGTGGCCATCGAAGCCGGTCTTGCTGTCCTACGGCAGGGGGCTCTCCTTCTCGGGGCCCAACACATCACCCTTTTCACCCCCCCCCTCTCATCGTCGGTCACAACATCATCGGCTTCGACCTCCCCGCTCTGGAGAAGGTGTACGGCTTCAAGCCTAAGGGCGTGATCCGCGACACCTTCGTCCTGACCCGTCTCATGTGGCCTCACATCGCTGACTATGACTTCGAAGCTGCCCGTAAGAATGCCTTCCCGAAGAACCTCATCGGGGCGCATTCACTGGAAGCCTGGGGACGCCGCTTAGGTGAGTTCAAAGGTGACTACAAAGGCGGCTGGGAGAAGTGGTCTCCTGAGATGCAGGCCTACATGGACCAGGACGTAATCGTAACAACCAAGCTCTGGCAGCGCATCGAGAAGGAGGCCTCTGCATGGGGCGTCCCTCTTGAACAGGATGATCCTGAGCCCGGTAAAGATTGCGTGGCGTTGGAACACCGTGTTGCGCAGATCGTGGAACAGGTTCAGCGGCACGGGTTCCGGTTCGATAGTACTCGCGCCTCAGCACTGTGCGCCAAGCTCACTGCTCGTAAGCAGGCGCTGGTGCAGGAACTGGTTGCGGTGTTCCCTCCGCGTACCGTTGAGGAGATCTTCGTCCCGAAGGTCAACAACAAGACGAGGGGCTACGTCAAAGGTGAGCCCTTTATCAAGAAGCACATTGTCGAGTTCAATCCCGGCAGTCGGCAGGAAGTCGCCTTCAGGCTTAAGCAGCTTGGGTGGGAGCCGAAGGCTTTCACTAAAGAGGGCGATGCGAAAGTCGATGACGAGATCCTGAGAGATCTCCCCTACCCGCAGGCCAAGTTGCTCGCTGAGTACTACATGGTCGAGAAGCGGTTGGGGCAGATCGCCAACGGGAAGGAGTCGTGGTTTCGGCATCAGCGTGATGGCCGCATCCACGGACGCATACATTCAGGCGGCGCACATACGGGCCGCATGACTCATAGCAACCCCAACCTCGCACAGGTGCCCGGTAATCATGCCCCGTACGGAGAAGAGTGCCGCGACTGCTTCGTTGCGGATGAAGGATTTGTTCTTGTTGGTTGTGACGCTGATGCTCTGGAGCTTCGTGACCTTGCTGGCTACATGGCAGCTTGGGACGAGGGAGCCTACGTGGAAACTGTACTGCATGGTGACAAGTCCTCAGCTACTGACATGCACTCCATTAACGCAAAGGCAATTGGATGCTCTCGTGACGACGCCAAGGTCTTCTTCTACGCAATGATCTACGGCGCGGGTGATGCAAAGCTCGCTGAGACACTGGGGCAGAAGTCGCCTGCGTATGGAAAGCAAGCTCGTGAGAAGTTGATGAAGGGCGTCCCTGCGTTGGGCGGCCTCATCCAAGGCGTACAGTCGCGTATCGCTGAAGTCGGGTTCCTACGTGGGCTCGATGGAAGACGCCTGCGTACCCGGTCCAAGAACGCTGCACTGAACACTCTCTTGCAGAGTGCCGGCGCAGTGCAGATGAAGCGTGGCCTTGTTCTCCTCGTCGATGCCCTCACCGCGAAAGGGTGGGAGTTCGGCAGGGAGTACGCAATCGTTGGCCTGATCCATGACGAATGGCAGGCAAACGTCCTTCCTGAACTTGCTGCTCAGTACGGCGTCACGGCTGTTCAATCGATCCGTGATGCTGGCACGTTCTACAGCTTCAAGTGCCCCCTCGATGGCCAATCCAAAGTTGGACTCTCGTGGAAGGACACGCACTAACGGGCATCATCTACGGCATCATTCATCCAGACTTCCCTGGATACACGAAGGTGGGCCGTACGATCCAACCGATGCACCGCAGGCTCAAGGACTACAACGTGTGTTGTCCTCGGAACCTGTTCACTACCGCCTTCACGATCCCCTCAACAGACATCATGGCTGCGGACAGAGCGGTGAAAGCTGCGCTGAAACCGCATCAGGGTGATGCCATTGGGGAATGGGTTCAACTCTGGCCTCAGGAGGTTCTAGACGTGATCCAATCGCTGCCAAACGTGGAAGAGATCGGAATGACAAGGGCTGACATGGAGGCGTGGGCTGATCTGCTTCGCAAGAAGTACGGCATCAAGTGGCCGTTCGCTGATGAAGATGACACCGACTACGACCTTGGAGAGGAGGACCACTGATGCGAATTGAAATCAGCGTAGGTATCGAAGAGGAAGGCATCCTCGCCATTTCGAAAGACGATGACGCGGATTACACCCTCGACATCACTGACAACGAAGGCCGACAGACGCTCTGGATGCTTTCTGAGAAGGAGGTGGATGAAATGCTCCGCGCGATCCAAATCGTGAGGAATACAAAGGTATGACAACCCTTCTCATCGACGCTGACGGTGTAGCCTTCACGGCAGCCGCCGCAGTGCAGCGTTCCATTCATTGGGACGATGACATAATCACAACTCACGCAGACCTCTCTGAAGCCAAGGATGCCTTCACCGCTGAGATCGGACAGTACCTCCGTGCTACCGATGAAGACGCTGAGGTGATCCTGTGCTTCTCGTGCCCGACTCGTCGCTACTTCCGGCACGACGTTCTGCCTACCTACAAGAGCAACCGTCAGGGCGGCCAGTCGCCTCTCTGTCGGAAGCCCCTCATCGAGTGGGCGAAGGAGAACTACGACTGCAAGGTGAAGCCCAAGCTGGAAGCTGACGATGTCCTCGGCATCATGGCTACCAGAGCGCCACCGCTGAATGGTGACATCATCATCGTCTCGGCTGACAAGGATCTCCACCAGATCCCCGGCCTCCACCTCAACGCCATGGCCCCTGGTGACGGCGTGTTCCGCATCTCGGAAGCGTACGCCGACCAGTGGCTCTGGCTGCAAGTACTCATGGGTGACCCTACGGACGGCTACAGTGGCCTTCCTGGGGTTGGCCCGGTGAAGGCTGCCCGCATCCTTGAAGGCCCTGGCCTCGACTATCCCACAAAGGTGCGGAACGCCTACCGCAAGTACTACGCCAAAGACATGCTGATCAATGCGGACGATCAACTGGCCGCCATGGTCAACGTCGCTCGCATCCTTCAAGCCCCCGACTACAACTTCGAAACTCAGGAGCCTATCCTATGGACGTTGTGACCACCGTCGAAGCCCGTTCCTCGCAGTACTCTGGCCCATTCTCTGCCCGTGCGCAGACTTCTCAGGCCGTCAAGGACATCCTCCGTCTGGGCTCTCAGTGGGACAGCCTCACGCCGTCTCAGAAGGAGAGCCTTGAGATGATCGCCCACAAGCTGGCCCGCATCGTCTCCGGCAATGCCAGTGAGGTGGACCACTGGCGGGACATCGGCGGCTACGCTCAGTTGATCGTGGACGAGTTCGGGCCGCTGCCGCCTGAGCCCACTGCCCCGGCCAAGGCTGAGGCTGTTGCCCCTGCTGTTGTTGGGGTGACTGCCTGGGGTTCGGGTCAGGTTACGCCCTTTCAGAAGGCTGCGGCTGAGGCGGGTGAGGCCGCTTCCAAGGCCCCGACCGACCCGGTCAAAGCCCTCGATCTGAGTGGTATCGCTCCGCTCTCGGACAATAACTGATGTCCGAAGCCCGTTTGCCTCGTGGTTCCAGGGGTTTAGCGCCCCTGGGACCGGAGGAATCGCCAATTACCCTGCCAGTAATGACCCGTACACCCCTCCCCCCGGGTTCAGATATGCCCTTTATAGATGAGGCATTGATCAAGTACCTGAAGCTCGTCTTTAAGGTGACCCTGAGTGAGACCAATGATCTCCGAGCGTATGACCGGATGCTAGGTCAGCAGGCTGTCATCGAGCACCTTCAGATGCTGTGGGAGGCGCAACAGAATCCACAAAGGTGATAGGCCCGCATGTGCTTTGGAGGCTCTAAGCCCGCACCCGCGCCAACACCGGCTCCAGCACCTCCCCCGCCTGCAGATGCCCCGGCGGCTCCTGTGGTCAACGAGACGGCAACGTCCGACCGGAACATGCTGAGCAGCCGTCGTGCTGGACGAAACTCCCTTCGCATCGATATGGCAGACACTACCGCATCAGGTGGGTCTGGCCTCAACATTCCTACGGGGTAAGCCATCATGTGCTTTGGCTCTAAGAAGTCTCAACCGGCTGCTGCGCCGGTCCCGGCCCCTGCCCCTCTCCCGCCTGAAGTGCCTGTAGCGGCTGCCCCTGCATCCTCGTCGAAGAACACCTCCTCGACCAGCACGGCTGCACCCCGCTCCACCAGCACTGACACAGGCCTCGCTATTCCTACAGGGTAATAAATGGCCGCCGATAAAGCTCAGCTAGATCCCTCGGTAAAGGCTGGAGACAGGTATCGGAAGCTGGAGCAGAATCGGTCGCAATACGTTGACCGGGGTCGTGAGTGCGCTGTGCTCACGATCCCCTCTGTTCTTCCTGCAAGCGGCTTCTCGGCCTCGTCCAAGCTCCCCACGCCGTACCAGTCATTGGGTGCTCGTGGTGTGAGGACGCTGGCGTCGAAGCTGCTGCTGTCCCTGTTCCCAGGTGTACCTTTCTTCAACTACCGCGTTGATGACCACACGCTCTCTGAGCTTGGTGCCAAGCGTGGTGAAATCGAAGCAGCCCTCGCCTCGCGTGAGCGTGCTGTTGCTACTGAACTCGATACTTGTGTCTTCCGACCGGCTGCGTTCGTCGCGCTGGTCCACCTGCTCGTGACAGGCAATGCCCTGATCTACGTCCCAGTCGAGCAGGATGAACGTGCTAAGGTCTATAGGCTGGACCAGTACGTGTGCCGCAGAGATGCTGCCGGCAATCTCTTGGAGATCATCATCCAAGAGCAAGTGGACATAGCCTCCCTCCCCCCTGAACTTCGTGACCTTGCGTTGAAAGACCCAGACTTCAAGGACCATGATCCGAAGAAGCTGGATCCTAAGCCGATTGATGTCTTCACCCACATCTACTGGGATGAAGTCTCCAACAATTGGCGGTGCTACCAAGAGATCGGTGGCGAAGCCATCCCCGGCTCTGACGGCACCTACAAGAAAGACGAACTGCCTTGGCTTGCTTTGCGTTTCGCTACGCAGCCTGGGGAGGACTATGGTCGATCCTACGTCGAGGAGTACCTTGGCGATCTGGACAGCCTTGAAGCTCTCTCAGAAGCCCTTGTCGAGGGCTCTTCAGCAGCAGCCCGAATCCTCTTCCTCGTAGACCCTGCCGGCACCACCTCTCTGAAGGTTGTCTCTGACGCCCCTAACGGTGCTGTCCGTGCTGGTCGTGCTGATGACGTGACTGTCATGCAGCTTCAGAAGTCTCAGGATCTGTCTGTCGCCAAGTCGCAGGCAGAGGAGATTGCCAATCGCTTGTCGTACGCCTTCCTCTTGCACTCCTCAGTACAGCGTCAAGGTGAGCGTGTGACTGCCGAAGAGATCCGCTACATGGCCTCCGAATTGGATGATGGCCTGGGCGGTGTGTACACGCTCTTCGCCGCTGACTTTCAGTTGCCCATCGTGCGTCTCTTTGAGAAGCGCATGGAGAAGCGCCTGAAGCAGCCTAAGCTCCCCGAGTCGGTGAAGTACGTCATCGTCTCTGGTCTGGAAGCTATTGGCCGTGGGCATGATCAGCGCAACCTCGCAGCGTTCATCAAAGAGATTGTCGCTGTGGTCGGCCCCGAGATCGCGTTCAAATACCTCAAGCCTTCTGAGTTTATGAAGCGCGCTGCGGCTGGCTACAACATCGATACCACTGATCTCCTCGCCACAGAGGATGAGATCGCACAGCAAGAGCAGCAAGCTCAGATGATGGCGATGGTCCAGCAGCTTGGTCCTCAGGCCATCACGCAGATGGGCGGTATGGGTAATACGGCGTTGAAGGCATCACTGCCCCCGCCTGCCGCCACCGCTCCGCAAGCACAACAGTAAAAGGAACACTGCCACATGGCAAAGTCTGACAACTCTGATCTGACGTCTGAGCCCGCCGCGCCGGAAGCTCCCGTCGCTCCCCCCGCCGCTGCGCCTGACCTCCCGGTCCTGAACGAGCAGAAGGACCGCCTCACGGGTGATCTCGGCGGCATGCAGCCCGGTCTCGCGCCGGGTGAGTACACGCTGCCCAACGGCCTCAAGGTCATCACGAACTAATTCGGGCCAACACGCTCGATGGGGAGGGCCATGCGCTCTCCCCTTCTTCCCCTCTAGCCCCCGAGATACATGAGCACACTGGTTACATTCGAGACCCCTGAAACTGGCCCTATCGCTCCTGAGGCTTCCCCGGCCTCCCCCCAGGAGGTGAAGCTGGATGGACTGCCGCCCAATGTGGCGAAGTCTTATCAGGACATGCGCGCAGAGGTGACGCGACTCCAGCAGGAGAACGCGAAGCTGCGTGGTGGCACTGGCACTCCGACTACCTCGGAGACTCCTCCCGATCCTACGGTTGAGGAGACCCCTGCAGAAGCCCCAGAGAAGCCCGCACAGCCCGATCCTGCCAAGCCTGAAGCTAAGCCCCCTAAGACGGCTGACGAAGCCGCCCAGGAGGCTGCTACGGCCGCCGGCGTGGATCTCAACCCCTACAGCGAAGAGTACGCCACCACTGGCGACGTCACTGAGGAGAACCGGGCCAAGATCGCTGAGAGCCTTAAGGGCGTCCTCGGTGAGAATGCCCGACAGATCGTTGACGAGTTCATCGAGTCGAAGAAGGTCGTCCACCAGAATGACCGCACCATGTACATGGAAGCGGCTGGCGGTGAAGAGGCCTACCAGACGATGGTGAACTGGGCTGCTCAAGGCGGGCTGCCGAAAGAGCAGATCGAAGCCTACAACAAGCAGATCGGTACAGGTGATCGCCATGCGACCCTGTTTGCCATCGAAGGTCTGCGAGCGAAATACGAGGCTGCCAATGGCCGTGCGCCTAAGCTCCTCGGAAACACTTTGCCGCCGTCCAATGGCAGCGTCTCGCCCTTCCGTTCGTCGGCTGAGATGACCCAGGCCATGGCCGATCCTCGCTACAAGAAAGACATAGCGTATCGTGAGGAAGTGAAGAAGCGGCTGGCTGTGTCGCCGTTCTAATGGAGGGAAGCTCCCATGCTCCTAGAGATCGTCCAGTGGGTTCAGGGGCACCTCACCGAGATCATGTCTGTCGTTCTGGCAGCGCATGCTCTGGCGGTGGCAATCGTCAACCTGACCCCCACGCCTAAGGACAACGAACTGGTCGCCTCGATCTACACCAAGATTGAGTGGCTGGCCGGCATCATCACCACCAAGGCCAAGCAGTGATGTCTGGCCTCCTCGCAATTCTCACCCCTCTCGTCGCATGGTTCAATACGCTCGCCAAGTGGTGGGAGCATTGGAAGATGAGGCAGGAGGCCAAGACTGTCGCGGAGGCAGAGATCGCTAAGCGAGAAGCTGCAATCGCACATGAGACTGCTAGCGACATGCTCAAGCCTCGTACTCTGCGGGATGTTATTGACCGCCTGCGATCCGGCAAGTTCTAGAGAGAACCTTCTGGTCCTCGTCTGTCCTGCCATGCCCGAGTACGGGTACGATTTCCAACAGAGGGCTGCTGTCGAGTTATCGCAGCTACCTCAGGACGCCACTGCTCTCCCGCAGTTGGTGACCGACTATTCCAAACTCCGTGATGCCTGCCGCAAGATCAACATGCGGCGCTCAGGAGCGAAGTGATTACATACACCGCCGGTCGGGCTCTGCTGTAAAGCATCCCCCGGCGGTCAGTTGCATCGAGGAAGTGTTACGGTAGCACGCCGAGTTCCAACCTCGGAAGCGTGGGTTCGACTCCTACCCTCTTTGCCAAGCCGCGCCCCTTTTAAGGAGGCGGCTTCACTACGCCCACATACCAGGGCCTAGCGACTCGTCTCAGCATGCTCCTGCGGGAGACTCTGAGCGAACAACCCCTAAGGCGTCCTGTGTGATCAAGGCGAGTGAGGATCAAACCTCACCACCTCACAGGAACTACATAGAATGTCGAATAGCACTGTATCCCGTTTGGGACAGGTCAATCAGGCCGGTCTCGACGACGCGCTCTTCTTGAAGCAATTCGGGGGCGAAATCCTCACCGAGTTTGAGATCGCCACTGTCTTCAAGCCGCGCCACTTCGTCCGTCAGATCCGCAACGGTAAGACGGCTCAGTTCCCGAACATCGGCATGGTCGATTCTGCGTACCACGTCCCTGGCCAGTTCATCGACGGCCAGCGCGTGAACCACGCTGAGACCGTGATCTCGGTTGACGGTCTTCTGGTCGCTCCGGTCTTCGTTCAGCAGATCGACGAACTGATGAATCATTACGACGTCCGTGGCCCCTACGCCACCGAGATGGGCCGTGAGCTTGCCTACGAGTTCGACAAGAACGTCGCTCGTACCGGCGTCCTCGCTGCTCGTGCGTCGAACGTGCTCACGGGTCGCTCTGGCGGCTCCGCGATCACCGGCACGAACATGGGCACGACTGTTGCCACGTATCGCGCTGCGATCTTCACGGCTGCTCAGACCCTCGACGAGAAGCGTATCTCGTCCTCGGATCGGGCTCTCTTCGTGCGCCCTGCCCAGTACTACATGCTGGCCCAGGACACGATCCTGATCAACAAGGACTACAGCGGCGCTGGTAGCATCGCCACTGGCCGCATCGAGACCGTCGCCGGTATCGATCTGGTCAAGACGCTCCACCTCCCGCAGACGAACCTCACGGCTGATGCCACTGTGTTCTCCAAGTACCGCGCCGACTACTCCAAGACGGTCGGTCTGGTGATGAACAAGATGGCTGTCGGTACCGTCCAGTTGATGGACGTGTCGCTGGAGTCGGAGTGGGAGATGCGGCGTCAGGGTACGTTCATGATCGCCAAGCTGGCCGTGGGCCATGGCGTTCTGCGTCCTGACTGCGCGGTCGAACTCGCGAACACCTAAGCCAACCACAACCCGGGGGCAGGGCCTTAATTGGCTCTGTCCCCTTTTTTCATAGGGCTCTACCTCGTGGACATAGAACTCCTCGACCTGACTACCGAGCTTGATGCCGTCAATGCCATGCTGGCCAGCGTCGGTGAGAGCCCGGTTAGTTCCATTTCAGGTGACTTTGTTGATGCCTCTGTCGCTCAGCAACTGCTCACCCAAGAAAGCCGCCGTACGCAGCTTCACGGCTGGACGTTCAACACAGACCTTGGACGCATCCTCTCGCCTGACAACGACGGCATCATCTACATCGATAAGAACGTCCTCAAGTTCATCACGCAGGACACCAACATCGTCCACCGTAAGGACCGCCTGTATGACCGCTCTACGCAGAGCGATGTCTTCACGTCCACGGTGACTGCCGATCTTGTCGTGTTCCTGCCGTGGGATTTCCTTCCTGAGGCTCTGCGCACATTCATCTACATGCGCGCCTCACGACGCTTCCAGAACCGCCTCAATGGCGTTGCTGAGGATGCCCGCTTTATGACTGCCGATGAGAAGTCGGCCTGGGCAGGGCTCCTCAATGCTGAGGCTGAGGTGGCTCAATACAATGCCCTCACCTCGAATCTCCTCACGCAGCGGATGAAGGGTGGCAGATCGTAATGCCCCGCGTCCCTGGTACCATCCCCAACTTGATCAACGGCGTCTCTCAGCAGGCTCCAGCAATGCGGCTACCGTCGCAGGCTGAACTGTCTGAGAACTACATGCCGTCGATTGTTGATGGTCTCATCAAGCGCCCCCGTACAGACCACAACGCGAACCTCGGCAGTATCCCCACAGACGCCTTCACTCACATCATCCTCCGCGATGAAGTGGAGAAGTATGTCGCTGTGATCACCACTGCCGGCGCTGTGCGTGTGTTCGATATGGCCGGCGTCGAGAAGACCGTCACCAACTCAGGTGCCTCGTACCTGTCCGGCCTCACCTCGGCTAAGGATGAGCTTACGGCTCTCACCATCGCTGATCACACCTTCATCGTGAATAAGAAGAAGGTCGCGGCGGCAGGCTCTACGACGGCTGCTACGAGACCCTTCGAAGCCCTCATCAACGTCCAGGCTGGCAACTACGCCAAGACCTATAGGATCACGATCAATGGAACTGTGGCTGCTGACTTCACTACTCCTGACGGAAGCACTGCTTCGCACGGAACGCAGATCGCTACTGACTACATTGCTGACCAGTTGCTCACAGACCTCATCGCAAATGGTTACAATACGTCTCCGTGGGCAGTGGGCCGCTACCACTCAGCCATCTACATTCGAAACACGTCTACCGATTTCACGCTAGGCGTCGAGGACGGCTACGCAGGCCGTGCCATGAAGGACTGCAAAGGCAAGGTTCAGAAGTTCTCTGACCTCCCCTTGTTCGGTCCTGATGGCGTGGTCTTCGAGATCTCCGGTACGGAAGACACCGGCTTCGACAACTACTGGGTGAGGTTTGAGAAGGCCAACAACGCTAATACGTCTGGTGTGTGGAAGGAGACGACGAAGCCGGGATCTATCCTAGGCCTCAACGCTGCTACCATGCCTCACATCCTGCGGCGTAACGTGGATGGCACCTTCACCTTCCTCCCGTGGACCTGGGGTGATCGCAAGTGTGGTGACGATGTAGACACGGTTCCTAACCCGTCCTTTGTCGGCCAGACCATCGCTGACATCTTCTTCCATCGAAACAGGCTTGGCCTCCTCACCAGTGAGAACACGGTGATGTCTGAGGCGGGCGTGTTCGGCAACTTCTTCAGAACAACCCTGACTGCCCTTCTGGATACGGACCCCATCGATGTGGCGGCGAGTCACACCAAGGTCTCGCTGCTGAACCATGCGGTACCGTATCAGGACGTTCTACTGCTCTTCTCGGACAAGACGCAGTTCCGCCTCGCCGGTAATGAACTGCTCACTCCGAAGACAGTGAACATCCGTCCCCTCACCGAGCTTTCCAACACCCCCACGGTGAAGCCTGTGGTGGCTGCCAGTTCGGTGTACTTCGCATCGGAGAACGATGAATGGTGCAACCTGTACGAATACTTCATCGACAAGCAGCTAGAGTCGGCAGACGCAGACGAGGTGAGCAGCCACGCTCCCGCCTACGTTCCCTCTGGCGTGCATCGTATGGAGGCAGCCCCCGATCTGAACATGATTGTCATAGGGACAGATGGCGATCCCGCCGCTCTGTACCTGTACAAGTTCTACTGGGCTGGACAGGAGAAGTTGCAATCGGCTTTTGTTTTTTTTCAGGTCGCCCCCCCCACCCCTCACCAGCCGCAGGCAGCACTCGCCGCCAAACGCCTGCACCTTGATGATCTTTGCGTCATCCGCTGCGTCGATCTGTT